CAGTATGTTTTGAAACTTCTGGATTCGCTAGTCCACTGGTAAATTCTTGACCTAAGTTATATGTCTTACTATTTAGTGAGATGGTAGAACCTGTAAAAGCGGTATCGATACCTACACCAGAAGTATCCCCTGCTCTAATGATTTGAATACTTCCACCGCTAGAGGGAGTAGAAGTAAATTCTTTCAAGTCATATCCATATTTTGGAGAAGTATTTTTTGTAACTTCAAGAAGATTGGTTGTATTTGTATTAAATCCAACCAATGTTCTATCCTGCCAATATTTCAAAACTCCAGTAGTTTTGTCATATGAAACAACTCTGGCAATAGCAGTTGATCCAGTTCCGATAGTTTGATAGATTACTGAATCTGCTGGATATGTAGCAGTACTGTAACCAATACCAAGTCTGATTGCACCAAGAGCACTTGCTTTTGATTTTGTCAGAATGGTGCCAGTACCGTAGGCATTTGGATTTTCAACCAAACCGATTCTAGAGATCTGGTTACCTGTTATAAAGTCTGGGTCTTGAGTATCATTCTCTATTCGTGAATAAACAAGCACTCTAAATGCACCCAGTTCTCTATAAACATCGGCACCATGTCCACCCTGAGGAGGAATGATGACATCAAATACTGGAGAAGTAGTTCCTGTTGGTAAACCTCCAGCAACGGTATCTACAGTACCATAAGAATATCCCGATCCACCATTTGAAACTGTGACTGACTCCACTTTTGAGTCATTATTTACAACAATGGTGCATTCCGCACCACTTCCATCACCACGAATAGGAACTTTAGTATAAGTTGTGTTCGCAGTTCCAATACCTACGCCACGATTTGTAATCGTACAGATTTTAATCTGCCCACCAGTTGCTGCGTTTTCTCTAACAGATGCAACATTGTTTCCACATGCATCTGTAGATGTTTCAGTGTCCCAGTTTTTAGGAACTGGCATAAAGTTAATAGTATCAAACTTTGCAATGTCGCTTGGCTTGATTGTATAAAGATATTTCCAAACATAACCATCTCCACTAGAACCAGCTGCTCTTGGTTCTAAATCAGTGAATGTTGGTTCATCAAGAGATGGTCTACCGTTAGGATTTTCTGGATTAGTACCATTCTGCAAACAAATATAAACTCTAAAATCACTGTTTACAACATAATAATTTGCAGAATAGATGCTTAATGCTTGAGATGGTTTTGATGGATTATCTCTAGTGATATCATGACGGTACATATCATAAGTTGTACCAGAAGTCCATTCAATCTTTCTAATAACTTGTCTCACATCCCCAGGAATAATCTTCTTAAGGGCAATCATTGTGTCCCAATAAGAGTTTTCCTGATCAAAAGCATCTTTAGGTGCTGGAGGAGTTGTATCCCAATCAGAATAAATCTCAGTGGGATTAGGTAGTCCTACAAAGGCATAATATGAGTTTTTATCAGAAGATGCCAGAGAAACAAAGTTCTTGGCATTCAAAATCCTCAGTTGATCAGTTATAATAGCAGCCATTTCTTATAGGTTTTTTACTTATTTATCAAAGATAGTTGATAGTCTTCAATGGATTTTTTCTTCTAACAAATGGTGAAGAAGAAAGTCCAACATAACCCTCTGTAGAATATCCAACAAAGTCTCTTGAGGAAGATCTTGCTGGAATATTGATCTTACCCCAACTGTAATCACCGTAGAATCTACCTTTATAACTTCCTGGATGGAACTGAGTTTCTATTCCATTGTAATCTTCAACACGGACTGTGATTCTGGATGGAACAGAGTCGCCAATGATTGCTCTTGCTGCATCGTTAACGATCAATGAAGTTCTTGCAATATCATCAATGGTGATAGTTACACCACTTACGATTCTTGCAGTTGAAGATGTCTCAATCTCTACAGGACTGTCAATAGTTTCTGTAATAGAGAATGTATATGGACTTCCAGTAATCAAAGTGCCATCTGGATCATTTGGTCCAACGACAACTGGACTATCAAATATTTCAAAGTCAACAGTTACATATCTAGTTTCTTCGATTAAAGTTCCTGCAAGATTTGATCCATATTCGGCGTTGGCAACTTGATATATTCCATCAAAGAATGTTGATCCATAACTGATCACAGATCCATCGTTGTATCGAAGTGCAGTTATTCCAAGTCCCAGATTGGAGTTATTGATTGCAAAATAATCACCTACTGCAATTCTTGTTTCGCTGATAGCGGTTCCGACATAATCTGGATTGCGTAAGAAAGAATCATCTTCAATATCAAGATTGAGAACTAGTCCCTTAACTCCAGTTGTTGCTGTTCCAACAATAGTTGTGGTTGCAATACCAACAATAATACCAAAGTCTCCGCTGTATCCATCACCAAGAACTTGCTCCTTGTGAGCATCTGGTTCAGATATCATTACAAAAGGAACATTTGTAAATGTATATCCGTATCCAGGATTAGTAATAGTGAAGCTTGTTACTATACCATTACTAATGTTTGCAGTAGCAGTAGCACGACCTTCTGTACCTACACCTATTGGTAAAGATATTGATACATCTGGTGCTGTAAGATATCCAGAACCACCAGCAGCAGTGGTTGCAATGCCCGTTACAGGATCTGTAAGTACAATAGATGATATTGTTCCTGCAGCAGAAACAACCGCAGTTGCAGCAGCAGCACAAACAGAATCTTGTGAGACAATCTCAAGAGTATTCTTGATTAGATTTGGAGCATTTTCTTTTGTGCTATCAAAGAATGTCTTGACACTCTCAACATAAATCGTTGTATCACCAACTCCAACATCTTGTAAGATTGCAGCAGCTGGATTTACAAGTGCTTTGTAGATTTCTCTATCCTTTGCAACTGGTTGATCATTAATGATCTTATCTTCAGTTTGTCTGCACCACTGAAGTGCTCTCTCATAGGAAAGATTTGTAGAAATACCAGGACCAGGATATACATTAGTTTCTAATGTATCAGTTGCAGTAATATCAACTACAAGTCTTGGGTCTTCATCATATACAGGATAATCATCATATAGTTCAACTGTATCACCAGGTTTGATAGTTTCAAGTATATCTACCAAGACAACATCAATATCCTTAGTTCCTCTATAGAATATAATCTTAACAGTATCTCCATTATATGGATCATCTGCGTTATATCCAAGAGGTGCTTCAGTAAGTGTTAATGTAGAACCCCCATTAAATATGTAACCTTCTCCAGGAACTTGAAGAATATCATTAATGAATACAAGTAAAGATGCTTGAATATCAAGTAAAGAACCTGTTTTTGTACGAATGGAAGTTCTTACACCATTTAAAAGAAGTGGGAACTCAGTTCTGTACCCATTGAAAAGATTGCTTATGTCGTCGAATCTTTGGAAGTTACCCAAAGACCATCCACTAAATTCATCCTTATATGTTTTTTGTACGGTAAGTGTGAACTCAATGTGACCGATTCCACTATCAAGAGGAATACTACCAATACCACTTCTTGGAATAGTGAGAATATCTCCTTGTCTATATCCAAATCCATAGTTGACAACATTAAAATCAATAACAGTTGATCCTTGTCCAACAATAACATCAACTACAAGACCAGTTCCAACTCCACTGTTATTTGGATAATCTTGAGAATACACCATTGGAATATTGGAATATCCTGCAGGCGAGTCAATGCTGATAACAGGAAGATTCGTAGAAGAATATCCAGATCCTGGTGTATCCAACCTCACGCCAGTTACATGACCATCAAATACTGTTGCAACACCAACAGTTGAAGAAGTTCCAGTTACAGGATTATATGCACGAACTAATACTTCAGACTGATACCATTCTCTATATCCAGAACCAGTATTTCCAATAGAAATCGCTGTAATAGATCCAGAAGAAACCGTAGCAGTTGCTCCTGCACCAATCAAAGGTTGATAACCACGACTTTGTGTGGATCCAACAGAAACAATAAGACCACCACGAGGAATCTTGTTAGTATTATTGTCGTATTTTACACCAAGATCTTCTCCTTGGAATATCGCAGTTGTGATTCCAGATCCCTCAACAAACTCATAATCTCCATTGATTACAACAACATCATCTGCTCTTCTTGGACCTTGGTAAATGTCTCTAATGAGAACAATGCCATTATCCTCAGCAATATTAGTAATATCATTTCCATCAGATCTGAGTCTGAATGAAGTTGTGATTCCATTAAACTCA